TACTTGCCCTGCTGGTTTGTGGACTGTGGGTGTTGGTCATCTTATCGGTGATGGTAAGTCTTTGCCTAAAGAGTGGAATAAAACTTTTACACAGGCTGAAGTAGATGGAATTCTTAAACGAGACCTCAATCGCTTTGAGTTGGGAATATCTAAGATGTTACCTAACGTGTTTCTTAGACAACACGAGTTTGACGCTATCCTATCTTTCTGCTTTAATCTTGGTCTTGGTTGCTTTCAACGAAGCACCATCCGTCAAGCGTTGTTACGTGGCGATAAAGAAGCGGCTATGGAGTCGTTAGTCAAATATTGTAGAGCTGGTGGTAAGATATTAAAAGGTTTACAAAACAGAAGATTAGATGAACGTAAATTGTTTTTAGGTGTATAATAGATTATCTCATTAATGAGAATTCTATGAAAATACTTTTATTAGATATTGAATGCGCTCCAAATCTTGCAACAGTTTGGGGAATATGGCAGCAAAATATTGCGCTTAACCAGTTATTAGAATCATCTTATACTTTATGCTATGCTGCTAAATGGTATGGTGAATCAAAAATTATGTTCGATTCAGTATATAAAAGTAATCGTAAACATATGCTTAATAGTATTCATAAATTAATGGATGAAGCAGATGCAATAGTTCATTACAATGGACTACAGTTTGACATTAAAATGTTAAATGGTGAGTTTTTACAAGCTGGCATGCCACCACCAAGTCCAGCAAAGCATATAGATTTACTTAGGGTTGCTAGAAGTCAGTTTAGGTTTGTATCAAATAAACTTGACTATGTATCTCAAAAATTAGGTTTAGGTAAAAAAACAGACCATGAGGGTCATGAATTATGGCTAAAGGTTATGAATAATGACCGCCAAGCATGGAAACGTATGGAAGTATATAATAAAAATGATGTTATATTATTAGAAAAATTATATGATAAATTTAAAGGATGGATAAGTAATCATCCAAATCATAATTCATTTTCTGATGGTACTGTTTGCCCAAATTGTAATTCTGCAAGATTAACTAAACAAGGTAGTTTTATTACTAGCTCTAGAAAATATCAACGTTATCAATGTAAGGATTGCGGAAAATGGAGCAAGTCAGTGAAATCAGAGAAATTAAACCACGACTTAGTTACCAGCATATAAGGAAAATTATGGACATCTCAGCATTATGTGAGCATATCATAGGCAAAGAAATTGTAGAGGCCGAAGCATATACTGACCCGTCTGTTTTAATTATTACTTTATCTGATGACACATATATAGAAATTACAGTTGATGCTATTTACTCAGAGGTGCCAGCATTAGATGACTGACATTATTTTACCTAACGGTGAAGTAGTAGATAACTATAGTAGTAACTACAGGTTGTATTGTGAAGCAAAATGGTTATTAACTAAAGATATTAATTTTAGACGTGAATGGTTATGTAAAATAGCTGAAAAACGTAAAAATGAATTAGAACCACTAAAAACCTATTTAAAAATGTTATTTGACTTAAAATAAGTGGCCTTAGAGACATTATTTTAATATGCCCTATATATACATATCAATTTATAATAAAAGTGTCTCTATGGATGACTGCGTGCGTTTTAAATACGTTTTGCTAGTTTATACCAAGTTTTAATGTAATCTTTAAGACTATCTATTGAATTTCCAAGATAAATAAGTGATGTTTGTGATATTTGATAATATTTTGAAATATGAATACCTGTATTATCTGAATATCCATTAATAAGTATTACAGTAAAATTAGGTTCCTTTGATAAGGCTTTAAGAAGTATTTTTTGACCTTCTGAAATTTCTTCATTATCACGTTTCCATTCTGCCAATAAAAACTTATCATTAATGCCGTATACCATATCTAAGTTAGATGGCATAATTTTAGGACTATCTTCAAATAATCCTTTTAAAAAACCAAAGTCAGTATGACTTGCCATTTGATTTCTCATTCCATTAGACACAAATAATTATTCCATTTGAACCAACTTGACAAACTGTTACAGAACCATCAGGTGCTAATATAGTAGTAGTTTGACTAAATACTTCTTCAGTCCAAAAAATAGCTAATCCGGCCATGATTACAATAAATATCCAATATATTTTAGTCATCTAAATCCTCAAGTCTTTCTAAAAACGCAGTAGTTTGCATATCATTATTGTCTTCATCAGTATTACTAAATATAATATCATCTTCAAAAGTATTAACTAACTCTTGAATTTCATTTTTATCACGTTGTAATTTATCAATTACTAATTGTGCATAACCTACAATATCAACCCATGAATCCATATAATTTGCATCGCCATTTACAATACGACTTATTTTATGAGCAATCATTTCTAATGACTCACGTTGGTAAAATGCTAACTTATTAGCAGTGTCACCCAAATTAATTGCTTGTTTTATTAATTGCGTTGTTGTTGCATTCGATGAAAAATCACCATAACGATTGCCACGCTCATCTAAAATATTATTAATATCTGTCATAAAATAAGTCCTTGTTAAGTGTAGTATTATTATAATACCATATAAATGATAAAAAGTGTATTATAATCTTACTGTTTTTGGTTTATTTCTTTGGTTAAAAGGTATTGGATTAGGCAACATAATAACACCTTCTGTATTTAACTTTATTAATCTTCTATAGTTTAATCTCAATGCAACACTCAAATCTTTACGTGTTGCTTGTGGGTTTTTTTCTAAATATTCTTTAATTAAATTAGCATGCTTTAAATCGTCAAGTTGTGTATACATATTTTTTCCTATAGTCTAGTTTGTTCAAAACATTCTAGATGACTTTTAGCAAAGATATTAGGTTTAATTTCTTCGTATAATTCACCTTGAATACATTTTAAATTCATACTGTATTGTTTAACAGTACATTTATATTCCATAATTCCCCATGTAATTGCTGACCCAATAATAATACCAACAATTAATTCAGCAGTACCTTTCCATTTATAATCCATTGTTAGCCTCTACAAGACGTTTACTATCATATTTAGATAATACTTTATATTCTTCTATGGGTTCACCAGGAACTAATGGTGTTATCTTAATATGATGCGTTGTATTTTTTAGGTCGTTTAAATATGAAAGCTGATTAGGATGAAATGACCATAAATAAGACTTCTTTAAATCACCAGACCTAACATCAAACTCCTCATAAAGCCATGCTACAGGTTCTTTTTTAGCCATTAGTAAAACACCATCCTTCCTATGTGCGTTTTTTTGCGTTTACCAAACCATTCTTTTTTTGGCGGTATTGAGTCATCATGGAAATATAAAGCATTTGCAACTGGGTTAGCATGTTTATTATGGACAATCGTATCAATAACCAAAAGTTTAGTTTCCAAATACGCCCTTTCATTAATGGGTAAATGACGTTCATCCGTAACCCCAATAAACTGACCATTAGCATAAACAACAGAACATACATCACGACCCCAATAACCAGTATGTAACCTATTACGTATAACATTTATAACACCTACCTTTTCTTCTAGTGTTCTATTATTAACTTCATGGTACACCGCTGTCGCATAACATGAAACGTCTAATTCTAAGTTATGTATATCCATTAGATTTATTTTGAATTAAATTTTTATTCATTAATGCAACTTGTTGAATTTCAAATTTATTTTTATTATTTATTAAATGTAATTTTGATTCAGCTTTTGCTTTATGAATATATAAACATTCATCTAATGGTGACTTATCATGTTTAAATACGATTGCCCATCTTGTAAAAATTGTCATTATATTTGCCTTTTAAATAATTTACTAGTATAAAGTTAATGTATTTACAGTATATTTCAAGTCTTAAATTTTGTATAATCTTATTGTATTGTGCAATTATGCATATACATTTTAAGGAGAAATATTATGTGGACATCACCATCAGTTACTGAAATGCGTTTTGGCTTTGAAGTCACAATGTATGTAATGAATAAGTAATTGCATTATGAGGACATGTCTAAAAAGGCATGTCTTCACCTTCTGCCGCAGGTTTACTATATTCCGTGTTTTTGTTTTCTTTTAATTGTACAGTGCCTGAAACAAACTTACCTTTTGCGCTTTCGCGTATCCAACCTGATAGTCTAAATTCAATACCATCAATATTCATATTGCCAGTCCAATCTGGACGTTTTTGATTTTCACCCTTATCATTAACAAATAATGTAAATGTGTTTGTATTGTCATACTGTGCCATACTAGTTCTCCTTAGTGTAAATAGGTTTTTTCTTCCATCGTGTTGGTTCTGTGTCAGACTCAACAAATTGCATAAATTCTAATAATAATGGTTTGTACCACTCCAACCATTTATCATCTTTTTTAACTAACTCTACAGTTATACCTTTTGGCGTCCAAACACTAAACCAACCTTGTTCACGATTGCAACAATGTATTTGCATTTGAACTTGCCAATAATATCTATCTGGTATTCCATTGTAAAATTCTTGTGTAAATGGACATTTCAATTCTACTGGGTCACCATTATAAAACGCATCAGGACTAGCGCCTATAGGCAAGTTATCATGTACTATAAGTTTATTACCTGACTCACATATATCATTTATATTTTTTTCAAACTCATACAAAGCATTTTTTTCGTGCAAATTACCCCAATCAGTTGCTTCATTACCTTCAAACGGAGGTTCTCTTAATGTCATTTGACGCCAAAGTTTTTGTCTTTCATTCACAGAAGCCCAGGCATTAGATGCTGTTACTATATTATGCCTACGATTGTCTAGTAAGTGACTCATGCTGCTTTCTTAAGTTCATTAGCATAGTCACGTAATTTATCTTGCATTTGAGGTGTAAGTTTAAAAAATGCTTCTTTTAATTTACCATCATTGTTTGCTGTATATAAACCAACTTTAGCTAATTCAATATCTTTTTCTGTAATAACTTCTTCAACTTTTTCAGACTCTGGGATATCTTCAC